TGAGTCGCTAGTGCGCTCCAGCGAGTCTTTGAGCAATGCGTACGTTTCCATCTCATCCTCCTTAGGTATCAACCCGCTAAGAATGGCCTCAGCTTTGACCGTGGTGTCACCACTGCACGCGAAGTTGTCCATCGTTGAGCAATCGTTGGCGGCCCCATACATGTTGGTGCTCGTGACCATGACGATTGAAGCCTTAATTAGATCTGCCGCGTCGAAAGTGGAGTAACCTGTGGCATTGTAAGACGCGAAGTAAGGCTTGTAAACAGGGTCTCTGACCGTAGCTATCATGGCCTCGGTTAAGGCGATGATGGCCATTTGCGCGGCGATCGACACGTTATACACGATGCGTGTAGCGCGCAGCGTCGGCACAGACCTGAACCCGAACGAGAAAGGTGATTTACGGGTCGACTCCACCGTCGCCTTAACTCCTTTAAGCATCAAAGAAGCGATAGAGGCGATGAACGCAACTAACATTGCGCCGAGTACGTTGATAGTGATATTCTTCTTGTGCGCCTTAGCCCTGTAGGTGGCTCCCTGACTCTTAGACATGTGACCAGGAAGTACCTCTTGCACCGGAACGTCTATGCGGATGCCGTCCGAGCTAGACGACGCAGAGGTCCTAATGGAAGCTAAACGTCGGCCCGCATCTGCTAGCGTGCCAAGCTCGAGTCGCTTCCGTGCGTCACAGTAAATCTCAGTGAGGTACTCCGCATCGGCCGGCCTCGCATTGACATCTATCCCCGTGTGGAGCTTGATGAAGGTGGGGGTCTTGAAGTTCACCTGAGCCTGTGACGACCTCATGTAGCCGAAGATGATCGCAGTGTTGAACAGTAAGGCGGTGATGTTGAGCTTCTTCGCGTCATCGTGTACAATTGGTGCGCCCATCCAAGACTTGGCTAGATCCTTAAGTTTGGCGGAGAAGGAGTAATCCCCCACAGCGCGCTCAAGAATTGCGTCGAATGTAGCGACCTGGCCCGACTTCAACTCGTCCTCGAAATAGATTGAAGACAGGTGATGCCTTGCGTGCTCATCTACGAACTCCACCCTTGACATTTTCCCGGCGAGCGACGTTGAAGACATGCTTGTGCCCGTTGGGATGTCTACCTTACAGGGTGACGCGATAATAACACGCGCAACGTCGGTTGTGGCAGTAGTAATCGACTTTGACGTCAAGTCCGGGGCTTCGCAGAAGTAGTTCATCATAGCCGTGACAAACTCGTCCACCCCGACCCTGCCGTCAGGCGCTACTGCGTGCGTAAGAGAAAGGTTAACTAGCAGTGACGATATGGGCATGTAAACGCGTAGGTAATTGCAAGATGACATGGCTGCGCCTGTATAAATAAAAGTGCCATCATCGCGCTCGATGAAGGATACCTGCGTCCGGTCGATGTGATCTGCGTCAGCGTTGACGTGCCTTGAGATGTCCTTATCCTGTCTGTCCCACCTCTCAGCGTTGTACGCTCTGAGGTTCTTCTCAGGAAGTTTCAGCCCGACTTGCTCCGCAGTGATGTAGCTTGACCTGAAGCCTTGCTTCCACGTCTTCATCCACGCCGGAGCAGGCCCGTTCTTGTTGGCGATCCAATCACTTAGCAGCCGCTTCGCTGAGAACGGTTTCGCTTCGTCCAAATACGTCGTGGCTTTCTGGGCCCTCCACTCACACGCCTGATAAAGCAGACCTGTGGCTAGGAACCTATACACGTCTTTGAACTTATCGGCGTAAGTATAGACGGACCCATTCTTAGTGTTCTTTTCTCTTATCCAGAGTGAGATGTAGAAATAGATCCTCGCCAACTTGAATGGCAAATATCGACCGTTGTCGTTGACGCGTTCCTCATATGGCTCACCGCTCGTGATGTGCGCACCAACGTCGTATAACTCGCCTTCCTTAGCCGCCTCCACCTTAAGCCTCACTGTGTGACCCTCGTAGTTAACGTACGCGTGAGTATCTCCTTGCGCATGTCTGACTTCACCGGGGATGTTGCGGTCAGAGATCTTAATGCCTGTTTCCTCCATGAATTTGACGGCCCCTGCCGTCGTGAAAATGGCTTGTCTCTTTAGTCCTTGATCAAGCGACGACTGGGGGCACATTGCCGTACCCGCTCTGACGTCGCCATCTCTGGTGGCCCATGTCTTGATGTCTAACAAACAAAGCTCGAAGTCGCTATCAGCGACATCTTCAACGCAGTTGGTCGCAGCCGTTATCCATGCACGGCGTTGTTGCGAACGCGAAGGAGCTGCGGATTCTGAACTACCGTAGAACCGCGCAGCCGCCTTATCCGCTGCTTCCGCTATTGTTTTCAAAGTTCTTAAAACATA